TCTACCGTTGTGAATACGGTTGCCGCGAGATAGCGGTCCGTATCACCGGCGTCTCCGAGCTGCAGCGTGGTCGCGGACCCGAGATCCGCGGCGGTGATGTACCCGTCAACGTAAACCTCGCCGGGCTTCAGCACCCCAACCTGCACGGTAAAGCCAACCGCGGCGGAAGCGAAGGTGTAGGTTTCGGTATCCGTCCTCACCTGTCCGCCGTATTCGGCTTCGCACCTGCTCGACGGCGACCCGGCAAGCGCCTTCGTGGTATTGGTTCCGTAAGCATCCATCTTCATTTCCTCCTGTCATGAGGGGCAAGCGCCTCCCCCCGTGGCTCCAAGGTTCATCCCTTGGGGATTACGCTTCCCAGCTCTCAAGCTCGACCACTCCGTCCTCGTCCATCCGCACCGCGCCGATGGACATACCGACGTACACCTGGATTGCCATGTTCTTGTCGCGCCGCGGGCCGATATCGACGATGATATCCGCACCCAGGGCCAGCAGCATGGAATCCTGTTGCCATGCGAGATTGGTCCGGACGTTGCTCGCCAGGGTCAGCCGTTCCGACCGGATGAACTTGAACCCGAGGAAGGTGTTGATCTCTCCGTTGACCAGGGCCTTGACCGTGTTGTAATCGGCACTCCCGACTTCGGTCAGGTCCAGCAGATCCGCCAGACCCTTTGACCCGACCACCATGCACCGCCCTTCGTCCGGCACTTCGTCGGTGTCGAGCTTCTGCTTGACACTGAGCAGCTTTAGCAGGGTAAGCCCGGACGAGGCGTGCGCCACCCGCTTGTTTGCGGTGTCGAAGGTGTAGGATGTGGCGCCGGCTACCCCGCCGTAGGCCGTCCCGGACGCCGCCGCGATGATGGCATCATCAATCGCCCTGTTCATGGCGTTGCGCGCGTTGACCGCGTACTTGCTCGCCGGATCGGTCAGAAGTTTGGGATTGTCGAGATTGTCGATGAGGTCCGCCCAGTCGTAATCGACCAGGGTGACCCGCCTGCGAAGGTGCGGGGTATCGACCAGCGGCGTATCGGCGTGCCGGTTGCTTCGCAGAACCGCTGCGGTGGCCCCCAGCTGATCGAAGAACGCGTTTTTGCCGGTTACGGACTCGACGCGGCAGACGCCCCGCAGCCTGGACTCCGCCTGCTGCATCAAGATTTGAAGATTGGCCGAGTACTGCTCGACCATTGCGGTTGTGATTTGGGTGCTCATTTTGAACCTCCTCAAAAAAATCAAACGGTTAGTGATTTTTTCGGGAGGTTGCCCGTTGCCGGACCTCGCCTACCCCGATCAACCGCTCGGGGCTACAGCGTCGCCATGTTTGCGATCCACGGACTCATAAAATGAGCTGCCCGCTTTTACTTCTTACCTCTTATCAACCGGCTCATTGCCCTTGGCGACAATGAACAGTTTTTCAACCTCTTCCACCGCCTCCTTGTGGCGCATATGGTTGCGCTTGTGGTACGCCTCGTGAAGCGGGTTTTGCGTGTTCGTCATGATATCCATCGCCTTTTTGTGTGCCTCTTCGGGGGTGTTCGTGAACGCGGGACCCTCTCCCTTAACGAAACTCCCGTCGCCGATCAGGTTTCCGATGGTGGCAAGTATCCGAATCGCTACCGGATTATTGCCAAACTGGTCTTTGAAAGCCTGCGCTTCTTCGGCTTTCCCGCCGTAGGTATCAACGATCCTTGCGGCCAGCGCGAGATTAGCGTCATATTTCCCGCCCCACTCGGCCTTTAGCTTTTCCGCCGCTGCCTCGCTTTCCTTTGTCACGGCTGCCTGGTGCGCCGCGGTCGTCTCCCCGATCCACCCCATGATCGCGGCGTTGAGCTGATTCGCCTGTTTCCCGGAAAGCCCGATCTTGTGCGAGAGGGCCTTGACGCTCGCCTCGAACTCCGGAACCACTTTTATGCCCTCAGGCGGTTTGGCATCGAACACGTATTCATCCGGTTTCGATGGCCGCCCGAGCTTGTCATAGAGCGCGTTCCATGCCTCTTCCGTGTCCAGTTTCCCGGCGGGGATGACCACCTTGTCGGCCCCGACCATCCGCTGTGCATTGACGTGGGATTTCAGGACATCCGCCACGCCTTTGCCCTTGAAAGCGCCGATGCTCGGCTCGGCCTTTAGATCGTCCGGCAGCGTCGCTATAAAGGCGTCGTCAATGGTGAATACCGGGGGGGAATTTTGATTCTGCCCCCCGCCGTCCGCGTTTTGCTGCTGGTTGCCTTGTTGCTGATTGCCCTGTTGACCAGGATCATTCTCCGGCATACTCCAATACCTCCTTGATAAATTTTTCCCTCTCGTCGGGCAGTTTTACCCGCGATAGGATGTAAAGCAGGGCGTTCCGCTCGCCCTCCCGAAACGCTGTCTCGTACACGTCGCCGGGATGATACGTCGGCTCAAACAGGTGAAACCGCGTGACCAGATCGTTGAATACCCTTTGACCCTGCTCGCTGCCGAACGTGACGCGGTAGTCCATGTTGGTCTGTTCATCGCTGATTTCAGTCGGAGCGCTTGCCTTTTTCACTGCACCATCCCCCCGGCCATCATATCCATGATGCTGTTCGGCTCTATCGCCTTCGTGACCCCAGGCAGCGCCCTGCTTGCGGCCTCCACTCTCATCATCTCTTCCTGTTTCCGCTTTGCCTCAGCCTCCGCGTCGGCTCGTTCCTGGCGGATCTTTTTAACCATCGCCATCGGGCGCAGCCATTCCGCCGGCATCCCGAACCGCTCCGCGCCACCCCTCGCGGCCCGGTCGAAGTCAAAGTTGTCCACAACGGCCGGCTGCACCTGGACCATTGGCCCGATGAACTGCGCAGTTTTCATCATCGCGTCCGTTTCGAACTTCCGCATAGCCAGCGCCAACTTGCTGATGTATTCGATCTCCAGCCCCGCTCCGGCCAATTCCTGCGGCGGCGGCGTTATCATCCCCGCATTCCACATGACATCAAACACGTTCGCCAGCAGCGGGTTATATAATTCCGACTGTAACCGCCCCATCGTCGGCCCCAGGAGGATCAGTTTTTCCTCGACCCGCTCCATCACCTCGGTTGCCGTCATTTGGTTCTGCGGCTTCTGCGCCAGCAGCATGAACAGATCCGCATAGAACGCCTCCCGGATCGACTCCTGAATCCGCGCCTCGTAATCAACTGCGATCTTATAGTCTCCCTTTGTTTCCAGTGAATGCGGCGCTTCCCCCCCGCTTCGATAGTAGATAATGCTTCCCGCCGTAGTCTTCATCGACTTCATCTTGTTTTCGTCGCTCACCATGAGCGGGGGATCGATCATCTTCTGAATCGCCCGGATGTAGTCTTTCTTCATGAGGTTCAACATCTTGACATCAGGCAGCGCGTCCATTCCCGGCGATCGCCCGAATACTTCGCCGGTGTCTTTCTCCCATCGCGGAACGAGATAGGGGAATCGGTCGAATCCCTCTTCGAGCAGGAGTTTTTTCTTTCCCCGCTCGACGTAGCACGACGCATACGCCTTGTTTTCTTTGTCGATCTTCCCTTTCTGCCGATCTTCGCGTGGATAGACTGCGTGGATGATCTCAAAGGTTTTGTCGGGGTCCTTGCCGTCCGCCACGGCCTTGGTGATCTCGTCGCTCACCTTGTCGGCGCCGAACTGCTGCACGCACTGCCGGGCGGTCAGTTTGATCAGGCGATATAACGTGTCCACCCGCCCCTCGTAATCCTCAGCGATGCAGATTTCCGCCAGCGGAACGGCCATGAAATTAAGCAGGGACTCCTTGCCAAGGCCGGAGTAGAGGCACCCAGTCCCGAACGCCCCCAGGTCGGTGTAAACCTCGTGGGACGCCATCCCGAAATTGCTGGTATTGATGGCGTTCTGCATCCGCTGTGAGGTCTCGCGGAGCCAATACTTGACCGGATCAAGCATCTTTAGCCCCGCGTCGCGCACGGTCAACTCAAACCAGGGAGCAGACGGCGAGGTCATGTGACCGTACAGCCCGTTAGCGAGGATTCGCAGCGCCCGTATCGCCGTGCCGTCAAAGATCTTGCTTGTGCGCTTGGCCCCGGGCGATACTTTTGCGGTTATCGAGGCTTTGCGAGGGATCATGTAATCGGCGATCTCCTGCCACTGCGTCTTGAAATTCCCCCGATCGGAATCAAGCTTGTCGTATCGTCTGACTATTTCTTCGGCGTTTGCGCTCATCGTCTACCCCAATAGCCTCTTTTTCCCGGCTCCCGAGCCGCCCAGTTCTCCGCTGCCGGGCAACGCTGACGGGTTTGTCCCCTTCGGACCGGTCAATAACGTCAACTTCTTATTTACGTTCGGCTTCGCCTGAATACTTGGCGGCGTCGACGGCGTCGGATAGGCCGGGTAAGCGGGGAAGGCGGGAAACTCCGGGAACTTAATACCGGACAGAATCTCGTCAATTCCTGGAATTTTGGACATAGATTCCTCAGGCTCCACGTACCATGTCCGTTTCTCGGATTTTCCGAACTCCCCATAGTGATTGAGCGCCCACTGATTGAGCGTGCCGTATTTCTCGCGTATTTTCGCGTCGCTGTCCCAAAGGTCCCGCACGTCTTGATTGTTTTTAAGATACCCGGCGACGGTCCACCCCGCCGGCATCTCCTCAAGGCTGTACAAGCGGAGCTTTGCGGCTTCCGGCTCCTTGTATTGCAGCCCCTTATCCGCGCCGTAGAGCATGTAGTGATTGATGGCGAACTGGTGAAGCGACCCACCCATGTCTTGTTTTACATTGGGGTGACTGCTGTTCCACTCATCGCGTATCGAGGGATTGAGCTTCAGGTATGTCGCCGGCAGGAATCCTTCCGGTGTCTCGTCCAGGTTGTAATTGCGCGCCGGCTTCCCCCACCATAAGGATTGAGGGGTTTCAGCCGTATGCCCGATATTCCACCAGGGATCATATGGTTTGGTACTCATCACGCACCTCCATAAACATCGTACTCGGTGATCTGCCGGGGCTCTCTCGGGGCAACCAACACCCCGTTGTGCACAAACGCCCTCATCTCGTTTCTCTCAACCAAGTGCTCCATGTTCGAAAACGTCAAACACAGGGCGTCTCCGATATCGGGCGAGAACCCCAGGCGCTTTTTCATTTCCTCTTTCGACTCGATCTTGATTTTTCCGACAGGGGTATAGGAGAAACGAATATCCTGGACATCGGCAACCAGCGCCGCCCGATCATTGCCCAACTGCGACGACAACCTGCAGC